ATTAGCTCTCGAGATATCGTATCACTTGCGCTCTTCAAATCGAGAGTGGCATACTCCCCAGTTAGGCTCCCAATACGAGCGAGTTCCTGATTTCTAGACTGGTCGTCTAGGTCAGTACCTGCCCGCTGAAGAGCCATCCTGAGGATTTTGCCCATCCCTTTTTGAAAGAACACGTTCCACCGCGGTTCAACCGCAATGGTCCGGTCCTTACGAGCGTCTTTAGGCACAAAGGTGACCCGGTTACCCATGATCCGTCGACAAGAAATCGACTTTAGTGTGATATCCCACGTAAACAACTTAGCCAGCGAGGAATTGCTAGCCAAGAAGTCTAAGAAGATAGAGCACTCACGGGTAACTGAACCAGGTTTCTCCAACTTGTTGTATGCTGCAGTAAAACCACTGCGTGTGTCAGAGTCGGAACCGGGTCCAAAGCCACCGTAATCTAAGAACCGATATGGCGAATACGGCCTAAGAATAGATCTGATTTTATTCTTTGCTCGCAGAAGTGCGGCAAAGATCTCAGGGTCTGCTATACAGCATTCACCTTTGATCAGGCTACCAAAGACTTCATTCGTTCGTCGGCACTCAGATTCGGCCGCCCAAAAGGATTCTAACGCTGCTGATCTTTTATCGATGCCTGTCTCGAGCCACTGCGACTTTTGGAGGAGTCGCGTAGCCTGATAAGCTCGATCAAAATCTGCAGCGCCAGAATAATCTTCTGGGCGGGCGCGGAGAGAAAGAATGTCACCAACTTGCTCATACTTTAGCAGGATGCTAATAGTAAGTGCTCGAGGGCAGTCAAGTTGAGCTAACAGCCGCTGAGCGGTTGAAAGCTCCCGACTAAGTTGAACTTTAGTCATAGTTACTTGACCCGTTCGGTCAGAACGGACGTTCGAACTCTTCGACCGCTTTGGTCACGGCCGCATTACTGAGGAAGTTCTTCAGAAATGCTGACACGTCTTTGCGGTTCTGCAGCGTCCCTCGGTTCGGAAGAACAAGCTCGAACTTACCAATGCTGGTATACGCCACGCGAGGAGCGGGGGTATAACCGGCATCGGAGCCCGAGATAACTTCCATAACGGGGATCGACACCTTCCCAGTGACTTTGTTCGTGTCCTTGCTCTGAACCAGAGCAAGGGTCACGGACGGCATGCCGAGGCCAATGCCCGAGGACCTATCGGTCCACGTGGCGAGGGCCGACGTGCAGTCTTGGGGCGTGAACGTTTTGTTCACGGGTGTTGCCTGGCCATCTGCCAGGACTAGTGCGGAGATTGCTGCCATTTGACTTTCTACATGTTAAAGGCGGTTGACTTGGAGTCGCGCACCTTTCTAAATCCACTACTCCAGAGCGCAAGCGCATTGGTGACGTGGACGACGGAGAAGGGATCCTTGAAAGCCGGAAGAGTAGGGAGCGGTGGATGTGCATAAACTAACCTAGCGACACGCAAGTTCACCTTTCGGGTGGGCCTGCCGCTAAGTCTGCTCATGCCTCCAGTGCCCCACTTCCATGTTCCGGAAACGGGACCGATGGAAACTTCCTGCCGTGATAGCAGAGAAAGATACCCCGTTTTGAAATCGAGGCCATCGTTATAGGAGAGCCGGCTAAGGAAATTGCCGATTGGAATGAACCAATCGATAACAAAGGAGTAGGGAAGTAATTCCCAAGCCAATGTTAGTGGGTCGGTTAAACCCAGCATTGCACCCTGGCGAGTGAAGTCATTTCGAACCTGAAAGATAAGTTTGCACTTAGCTACATGTTCGAGCTTACCCCACTTCCAGAGAAAATAGCCGTAGTCACGACCATAAAGTTCGCCACTGAACTCAGGGAGATCAAGCTTTGCTACCTTCTCACCAGAAATGATGATAGGGTGGCTAATCATAGACCTCGCTAAGGACTCAGCGGCCCCTTTTACGTCTGACAAGAGAGGCTTCCAGCCGTACTGAAGTTCAAGCCAGATTTTCCCGAAATCCTTTGACATTCGCTTCGGATTCGCGGAGACACCAAGCGCATTCGCTGCGCCTTTGAT